TATGGAGTTACCAGTTGGCGAGTTCATTACAGACGCACTTGATAAAGAAGTTCCCGACGCTGCTAGAGCACTTTTAGAAAGCAACGTCAAAGACGAGATCAAACATGATCTTGCACTTGGTTACATCACCAACGCTCTTGGCGTAGATGACAAAGCCGAAGCCGAAGCATTACGCTTACGTGCAGCATGGGAACAACACCCAGACCATACAATACTAAAGGCATTAGTAGCAGAGAGAGCAATCTTTTTTGTATTACTACCATTCTTTAGATTCTGTGGCGATGCCGGTCTAAGAACTGTCAGTGCAGATATATCAAGAGACGAGCAAGTCCATGTGGCAGCTAACTCATTGGTATGTACAGAGCTAGGTCTCAAACCTAGTCAGTCACTAGACAAACTAAGAAAGGCAACTATCAACTGGGTTATGCAACCCTTAAAACAAAATTCCGATAGATATTTGGACAAAAAATTTTGGTTAGATGCCAGCGACAGACTAATGTACGAAGGTAAAGCACCAGAATTTTCTCAGACCAAGGCAGCTAGAATGCCTGCATTCTTTGAACACTCGAATGTCAATCTCCCTCAATACTCTTAAGCTACATAACGATAGACTTGAAGAGTTAATACAGAAGTTAGACGATAACTTCGGGTGGAAACCAGTTCACCCAACAGAATCAATAGAGTCAATTATGTACAGAGCTGGACAAGCTAGTGTAATTGACTACATCAAATCCATAGAAGAGGACGAAATCTAATGTGTATATTTGGAGGGGGTTCAACCCCTACACCACCACCACTACCTCCAGCTCCACCACCACCATTACCACCAACACCAACTGCTCCACCACCTGACCCAATAATGAAGGATGTTAATCCACAGGTTAAGAGAGCAAAGGATGACCGTGGTAATAAAAGTAAAAACCAGTACTCAAAAGGTACAGGTTCATTGAGGATTAAATTAAATCCTAAAGTAAATACAGGTACAGACGCCGGTATGGGCGGAGGGCTTAACTAATGACAGCACGTGAAAGATACAATGAACTGGTAACAGATCGAAGACAATTCCTAGATAAAGCAGTTGATTGTAGTGAACTCACGTTACCTTATTTAATACAAGACGATACATCTTCAAGACCTACACACGAAACTCTGAATATTCCGTGGCAGTCTGTTGGTTCCAAGTGTGTGGTAGGGTTAGCAGCAAAACTTATGCTTGCTATTCTACCTCCACAAGGTTCCTTCTTTAAGCTACAGGTAAGACAAGATAAGTTAGGTGAAGATCTACCTCCTGAAGCAATGTCAGAAATGGAACTATCTTTATCTAAGATGGAACGAATGGTCATGGACTATATCGCTGCATCAAATGATAGAGTAGTTATACACCAAGCACTTAAACATTTAATTGTAGGTGGTAATGCTTTGCTATTCATGGGTAAGGATGGTATTAAAAACTATCCTCTCAATAGGTATGTCGTCAATAGAGACGGAAATGGTAACGTCCTAGAAATAGTTACAAAGGAATTGATAAGTCGAGACGTACTCGGTTACGATCTACCAAAGAAAGAACCCAACACGGGCATCGACGAAACAACTTCTGGTACACATACTGATGATGTCGAAGTTTACACGTGCGTGAAACTAGAGAACGGCAGATGGGTATGGTATCAGGAAGTAGAAGATATGATAATACCCGGGACACGTAGTACAGCTCCTAAGAACGCAAGCCCTTGGCTCGTTCTCACTTTTAATTCTGTGGACGGAGAACAGTACGGACGTGGTAGAGTAGAAGAGTTCCTTGGTGATCTCAAATCTCTCGAAGGTTTATCGCAAGCTCTTGTTGAAGGAGCTGCTGCTGCTAGTAAGGTAATCTTTCTAGTCAGTCCATCTTCTACTACGAAGCCTTCGGTAATCGCAAAGGCTGGAAATGGAGCCATTGTGCAAGGCAGAGCTGAAGACGTACAAGTCGTTCAGGTCGGAAAGACGGCAGATTTTTCTACTGCTGCACAGATGGCACAAACAATAGAGAGAAGATTGCTTGAAGCATTCTTAGTGATGAATGTGAGGAATGCAGAAAGAGTAACAGCAGAAGAAGTCAGACTAACACAGTTAGAACTAGAGCAACAGCTTGGTGGCATCTTCAGTTTGTTAACTACATCTTTCTTAATACCATATTTAGATAGAACTCTTTTAGTTTTACAAAGAACTAATGAGCTACCTAAGTTACCTAAAGATATAATCAGACCACAAATTGTAGCTGGTGTAAATGCTTTAGGACGCGGACAAGATAGAGAAGCTCTTACTATGTTTATGCAAACTATTGCAGGCACAGTAGGACCAGAGGCATTGATGAAATTTATTAATCCACTTGAAGCTATCAAACGTCTTGCTGCTGCTCAAGGTATTGATGTACTCAACCTCGTCAAGACTATGGAACAGTTACAGGAAGATAAGGAACAGATGATTCAAGAGAAGACAAACATGTCTCTTGTAGATCAGGCTGGTCAATTTGCTAACGCTCCTGCTGCTGACCCTAGTAAACAAATACAACAACCACCAACACAACCTGAATAATGACAGAAACTTATTCATACGATAATACTCCTGAAACAGAGGTTCTTTCCGCAGAGGAACAGGATTCTCTACAAGTAGGAGAACAGTTAGTAGCAGAACAAGAAGGATTACTAGCTGGTAAATATGAAAATGCTGAACAATTAGAAGCAGCATACTTATCATTACAAAAGAAACTTGGACAACAAGAAGAAGAAGTCGACTACGAAAGCAGCGACGAAGGATATGAAGAAGAAGAAGAAAGCTATGAAGAGGTATCTGATGATGCTCCTGCGGTCAGTTTGATTAACGAAGCATCAGAAGAGTATTATGCTAACGATGGTACCCTATCAGAGGAAACAATAGAAAGATTTTCTGAAATGAGTAGCACTGATTTAGTGAATGCTTACTTAGAAATTCAAGCAAATAATCCTCAAGCTCCACAGCAAGTTGTTGAAATGTCTGAAGCACAAATTAATAGTGTACAGAATGCAGCAGGCGGAGAAGCTAATTACAACAGAGTAGTTGAATGGGCTGCTAGTAATTTAGACAACAGAAGCATTGATGCTTTTGATAATGTTGTAGATTCAGGCAACCCAGCAGCTATCAATATAGCTTTTGCAGGACTTCAATCTAGATACAACGAAGCTAATGGTTATGAAGGTAGAATGCTACAAGGCAAAGCAGCCGATAGCAGAGGTGATGTATACAGATCACAAGCTGAACTCGTAGCAGCTATGAGTGACCCACGTTACGACACCGACCCTGCCTATAGAGCCGACGTTGTTGAGAAACTAGAATCATCTGATCTTCAATTCTAATTATGAAAACAAAAGATCTAGATACACTACTCGAAAACGAGTACCCATACGAACCACCTATTCAATTAATCGAAATGTCACACCACAACACCAACCCAATCTTTACACATGAAGCAGAACGTTTTAACGGCTGGGCAGCGATGCTTGGCTTTGTTGCTGCTCTTGGTGCCTATGTCACCACTGGTCAGATTATCCCCGGCGTATTCTAAGCCGAGGCAAATACCACCATACAAGTGGAAGATGACTTGCTTTGATTTTCAACGGCAACGATACAAAGTTTTATTGGATGAGGACTTACCTACCAAGGAAAAGATGCAACTCATCCAATTCTTCCTTTCTAAAGTAGAGGAGGAATGCGATAACATACATTCAAGCTAATGACCACCCCCCGATTAGAATTTTTGTTTCCTACTCCTGTACTTATTACAAAAATAGAGAGGCACGAAGAACATAAAGCAAGAGTTCTCCCTGTATTAAAACAGAAATTTAAGGATAGCCCAAACCAATCTGCGCCTTGGGCATCCATGGAACATACGTGGACATCCTTTGAAAAAGATTCAGGATTAAATATATGGGATGAGCAGTTTCAAAAAACTGTTCACGATTATCTAACTTATTTACAAGGAGGTCCAATTAATTTTGAACCTGTTGTAGAAAGTTGGTTAAATATCCATGATTCAAATATGTATATGGAACAGCACCAGCACGGCGGTTCTATTGCTTCTGGAATATATTACTTGCAGTTTGATAAATCTAAAGATTATCCTGCAACATTTATTAATCCATCAGAAAAAGGTATTGAGGATTGGGGTTTAAAATGCTCCAATTTCACTCCTGACAATGAAGCGTTTAGGCTATCAACTTATCCAAACTATTTGAATATAGAAGAAGGTGATTTAATTTTATTTCCTTCTTACCTTACTCATTTTGTTAAACGTTCAAGAGGACAACACGACAAGTTACGTGTATCCTATGCGTTTAATGTAGAAAACTTATCATTATTAAAATAAAATGGCAGCAATCTCACTACAAAGAGACACTACTACCAACTGGGAAAAGTTTTGTAACTGGGTAACATCAACAGACAACCGCCTATACGTAGGTTGGTTTGGTGTGTTGATGATTCCAGCATTACTAACTGCTACCACATGTTTCATAATCGCCTTTGTTGCAGCACCACCTGTAGACATAGATGGCATACGTGAGCCCGTTTCTGGCTCGTTAATATACGGAAACAATATTATATCAGGAGCAGTCGTCCCCTCCTCAAACGCAATCGGACTACATTTTTACCCAATTTGGGAAGCCGGTACCATGGACGAATGGTTATACAACGGCGGACCATATCAACTCATTGTCTTTCACTTCTTAATAGGAGTAGCAGCATACGCTGGTAGACAGTGGGAACTATCATACAGACTAGGTATGAGACCATGGATATTT